GTGCAGTTTCAACCGATAAGAGATTGATTCTGCCAGGGTACCGCCCACGCATCACTACGAAAGCCAATCAGCGGAACCTGCTTAAAGCAGGTGCCGCGGATATCGGGCCCAAACGAGTAATAAAACTCATTAAAGGCCTGAGGCTTGGGCGCGACGAACATCCGAGAATATCCGTCGGGGGTAAGGCTGCCCCCGTCTACGGCCGACGTGCCGAGACGCGGGGTAACATACTTGAGGGGCGTGTAGTAGGGGAGAATAAATTCTGCCCCCTTCTGCGGCCCGGTGTAGGTGACTGGCGCCATGGTAGGAACGAGTTTCGGATCGTCTGCAAGTGTGGACTTGTCGAGATTCGGAAGTCGGTTCATACCGATGAAGTAGTTGCCGGCGCCAGAGGTGTTGGGGAAGAACTTGAATCGCTCCGACGCCGCGATTCCAGTAAACATCGAAGAGTAGTACCCAGCGAAAGTCATCCCGTATGGCGATAGAATCGTCATGGGGGTGAGCTGTAGCTGGGGCCACTTTGCAACACCTAGATTTGAAGTGAGGAGTCGAGTCGGCTTCTGCATCAGCGCGCGCACCGACTGTATGCGCTCACCAAAGTAGAGCTGATCCGACGGCAGCTCCCCCGCAAAGGGGACCAGAGACACGGCGTGCTCGCCCGCGTCCTCGTCGTCGCCGAGAGCACCACCCTGAAGGATGATTTCTGAGTAGAAGTCCTTCCTAACAGTGCTGATGCCCTCGATCCACGGGATCTCCTGGTTCACGCACTGAACATCGAGGTTCCGCGCGCGAGCCAGGACGAAAATTCGCGTGTTCGCTACCGCCTGCGAAACAAGGGAATTCACGACCCGGATCACGAGGGTGCCGTTCCCTGCGCCATAGGGAATGATAGCCATCGTGTCGCCCATCAGGCGGCGAGGGAGAAACGGCTCGGCCTTCGCGTAACCAACCTGAACCGTCAAATCCTCCTCCGACGTGACGTCGTAGATGGTGTTCATCGAGTAGTTGGTCGGGTCCGTTGTGATCGAGCTGCCCGAGGGAATCCAGGCGACCTGCAAAACGCCTCGGTGGAACTTGCTCACAGGAACCATAATGCGGTACTCCATGTCCGCACGCCAGTAGGCGAACGGCAGGCCGATGTACCCAGCAGGCGTGAGGACGAGTTGGTTCTCGTCATTACGATCTGAGTAGAAAGGCGTGACAGGGACGACCGACAAAATCGTTCCGGGAACGTCCGTGGTAGACCAGGCAATGGTCTTCACGACGGTCCAGCGACGCGTCAGGTCCTCAAACGATAGAGTATCGACTCCACCCAAACCCGCCAAGCGCGGATCGATGGAAATCGCATTCTCACACGTAAGAGCGGCCTTATCACTAATATCCTCTCCATCAGTAAGAGCGACATTGGTAACAGACCGAGTCTGAAAGACTTGCGGAGTGGGAGTGAGATGGTCTCGCGTGAAGCCGAACCAGCTCATAGCTGTCTCAGCACCACGCGCTGCTAAACCAACGGCACCAGCAGCGGCGCCGATCACGGGAAGCTTCGACAGAGATTCCGCAACTTGCGCCACTTGGCCGGCCATCTTTGATCCCTTTCCCTCACCAATCATATTGTGAATCTCGGGGGCCAAATTGGCTAGCGCGTGGTTGGCCACCATCTTTCGCTTGTTATGGTTGGAGGACTTGCCCTGAAGGTACGGAACCGTCATGACATAGTCATCCATCAAATTAGCGTAAAATGTGATGTGGCCCAAGGTCACACCGCCCGGGACACCTGTTCCCAGGGGCTGCAGACACGTGATAAAGATCTCCCACATCTTCTCGGGTGGCTTCGACACACCATTCAGTCCAGCGAAGTCATACGGCCACACGAACGGTAGTTGAAACGCAAAGTTTGTCGCTGCAGAGCAATCAATCTTCGCGTAGTGGTCAGTTTGGAAAACGTTCGCTTGGTCGATGAAATCCGGGTTGATGTCACCGCCGCGGCATAAAGCCGTGGCGGCGTACAATCCGTAAGCGCCACCCGGGCAAGTGACGACGCCAATAACTTGGATAGATCCGCGTATGTACGCGTAGTTCTCCGTCTTAGAGGCGATGACAGGATCCGAGAGGAACTCATCCCAGGGGTCAAGAGTCATGACGATCGCGCCCGGAGTGTCCCCGGAAGCAAGGGCCAACGTGCCCACCTTGGTGGCACGTTTCATAAACCCTTCGATTCCCGAGGCGGGCATCGTCTGAGTGAAGATGGGCTCAACGCTCAAAGCAGCTGTGTTCATGGGGGCTGAACTAGTTACTTCGGCGATGGCAGTGGAAATTGCTGAGGTGGAACCCTCGGCGACGGACTCAATGGCCGTCTTCGCTGTGATTGACGTCATAGTGAAATGAAAGTGTGCCGTCAAGTGGCACCGGCTGGAGGGGATCCACCTCCCAGGTCCGGAAATTGGTGGTTCGCACCTTATCCGCCCAGTACTCGAATGGGAAAGACTTGTAATACCCGTTCCGGGAAATTCCAAACTTCTCTGCAGCAGCGTCGAAACGCGCTCGCATTAAAGTGTAGAGTTCCGGTCCATGGTAAACAAGCTCTCGCATCGCCTCAGTGGCGACAGTCGCGGCATGGTCTATGTCAGAGAGAGAGGTATCTTTCTTGATCATGATCGTGCGTGCGATGGACTTCAAGTCGAGGGGGGTAACGTAGCGATCGGCCCAAGGGGCCCACACAAATATCCGCTTCAAAAACGAGATCTCGCTCCTCTCAATAGGAGCGAACACTTCTCGCTTATTGGCGTCCGTCATTACGAACCCGAGCTCGTCCTTCCAAATACGAATGTAATCGTCAGGAAAGAGAAGGCGGGTTTTCTTGATGTTGTCATCTCCGTAGTGAATTAGGGACACGTCATTTCTGAACGTGAGCCCTTCAAAACGGGGAATTGGGTTGGTGAGAAAGGTGGAATACCACGCATCCACCTCACTGCGATCTCCCTTGAATCCGTGAGTTCGATAATAAACATACCGTTCACAGAGGGACACCGCAATGCCATTTAGTTCGACTGTGCAATCACACCCAGATGGATTCATGGGCATGCGGAACAAGTCGTTCTTAATGGAGTAGATAGTGTTCTTCAACCCCTGCACAAGCAGGAGGTTCTTCATGGGTTCCACTCCGATGACAAAGCTGATGGCGTAAATGGCCTCGGCGACCGAATCAAAGATAGGGCCGTTCCAGGATTTATCCATGGCTTTAATGTCACCGTCGTAGTAATAACCGTCTGGAATGCGATCCAGATGCTTCAGCACGGACTGTGCTTCAGCGGAGGTCATATTAATACCCACGGCACTCTCGAAGAAGGTGGTGTTCGCCCGCATAAATGACTTCCACATTCCATATTTCTTCAGAACGAAGTTGTACGGAAATGAAAGACAAATAAACACGCGAGGCACCTTCCCGGGCTTCACTGCCTCGTCCTTAAGGGTACACAACCCCAGAGGACAAGGGACGTCGCCCGCGTCGAGGATGGATTCAATCTCTTGGATCCGAAGAATAATCTCCGGAGAGAGAAAGCTCCCTTCCTCGGCCGAGCACGTCATAAAATGGGCCTTCCCTTTCGCAAAGGGGGGCCCCACAGAGGTCTTCATGTTGACAGCACCCACGTAGGAGCCTGCCACCCCACTCATGACCATCTCATCGGAAAGGACCGCATATCCCTCCGTATCAAGCTTGTCGCATCCGTGCAGATAATCTGCAAGGGCGACTCGCATAAGAAACGGATCGGGGTTTGCGGTGTTCTCGGTGACAAAGGCATTCGTGAAGGGGGAGGCCCACGTGGAGATGGTGTCTGCCCTCTTCCCACGAAACTCGGGGAAGCGCCAGTATCCATCCTCTCCGCACCAGTCCCGCGCGACATCCACGAAATCCTCAGAAATCATGGAGTTGCGTAGCTTGGTGCGGTTCGTGCTCCCCGGGAGCTTCGGTGACATCTCACCGAAGGTCCAGGGCGAGGCTCCATTGGTCATGGCCGCCCACAGCTCCGACCGTGGGCCCAGGCCCGAGAGCTGGATCTCCGCACTCTGCGGAGTGAAGCTGTGGGTGGTGGCAACGAGGTCGGCCGGTACGGTGCCCAGAGACGCGAGAACAGCGTTGATCTCGATCTGGGTCACAATAGCGCCGAGGGAATAGGACGAAGAGCCGGCGGCAGTGGTCACATTCAACAGAGAGTAGTGCATCGCTGCCGCGTACCAGCGGGTTCCATGACGGACTAGGTACATCATACCACAGTCACCGTCCTTGGTGCCCGCCGTCACACGGAGGATCTTATCTCCAGTAGGCGAGGTAACAATGAGATTCTCGTGCATAACACGTATATCTCCCTCACGGACTAACAGCGCCTCATCATAAGAGCTAATCGACAAATCTTCAGCCATCACGAGCTTCTTGCCAAGAGTGAGACCTCCTTTCAGGTTGTGAACCTTAAGGATGCACATCTCCGGGTTTCGAAGCACGCGATAGGTACCCTCTCTGCAATCCACCGTCAACACCTTGCCGTCTTTGGTGAGAGTTAACGTGTTAACACGCTCACTCCCAGTGAAAATAGCATGAGTTGGAATCAGGACTGCATTGGGGGCAACTGCCATCGCGAACATAGCGCCCGTGCCGCGAACGGCATAGGTACTCTCCGCAACGGCTCTGAGTAGGTCGTCTTTCGTCCAGGTCGCGGGCCCATAGCCCGGCACACCCTTCTTAAAAGTCTGGTCAGCTCTGACCCAGCTCTCCGGAATCATATCAGTCCCAATGTCCCTCGATTGCAGCACAGACTCAGTAGTCTTGCGCAACAAAAAGAAGGCACCGGGAGCGATGAGAAGCAGGGGAGCGTAGGGAGCGACACTCTGCAAAAGCGTCTGCTGCCATGTTGGGCCCGACGGACACGCAAGCCGATAGGCCATACGCGCAGTAATGGCCAAACCGGCAGCGGCTGTCACCGTCTCCATAAAGCCTTGGGGGGTCACCTCAGCAGAGATGCACCCGCAGGCGCGGGAGGACCCAAGTCCACAGGTAGGGCAGCTCGGACCCACCTTCGACAGGTGGTTCATGAGCTGGGCGTGGCGAGCGTACCCATTCTCGATCAACGTATGGACGGTGACGAGGAGCTTGGACAAAGTCCATTGCTCCTCGTTGCCCAGGAAGTGATCAAGTTTGGTCGACTCCTTGTAGAGGCGAACGCCAAGGGTAAAGATGTCGTGGTGCTTGGAGTCAGCAGCAAGCGCAGGGCTAAGCTTCTTTTCTCCAGGAGCACGAAACTCCTCCTTGACGCCCACGGTAACATGGAGCGCAAAACGGCGGTAGCACGAGTGCGGGGCAAATGAATACTCCGGCGCTCGCGCGTCATAGAAGTTGGTACAGTAAATCAGCACGCGAGGACGCGCGAAGATCTTTCCCTTCCTCTCGACCGCAGCCTGCTCAACGGGAAAAGGGGTATCGTTCACCAACTGGACAATGCTCTCTACATGAGAAAGCATTCCCGCAGTTGGAGCCGCGACTCCCTGATCAACGTCATCCATAAGAATCCCCCACTGAGTGTGGTCTAGACCATCCTGGAAGTTGGCGTTGGGTGCCCACTTGTAGATCCCTTGGGGAGATTGATCCCATCCATGATGGACGGCAATCGCCTTAAAGAGCTGCATAGCGAGCACCGACTTACCGACTCCGGGAGGACCGTAGAGGACAATCATGATTGGAGGAACGCGAGGGGCGCTACTACAACCACTTATGTCCATCTGGGACAGGTAATTGCTGAGGTCAGTCACGGCTCGTGAGAGCTTGGCCGACACAGTGGAGTTGGAAGCGTAGT